ACGTCTATCTCCTGCGCTGATGTTGATGTCAAGCACGCCATTGTGTGCTAGGTAAGTATCTGGTGCAAAGGTAGCATCATAAGGCACCTTGAACGGGTGACAGTTATCCTCATTCTTGACACCATGCGTAGCATAGCGAGCATGGAACATAGCATAATTGTCTGGAAACTCCTTACGTACTTCTAGGAACTGCTTGATTACTTTCTTGGCTGACATACCACGACCAGTGACAATGCCATTGGGCGTGATTACTGCAAAGCCGAAGCCATGCGGATTGTTACATGATGCACACTCTAAGTCTTTCTTCTTAGGTGTTGAGTTAGGTGATGCTACTACTAGTAAACACATTATGCACTCACATTCTGTTCGGCTAACCGAACGACTAGTCTATCTATACGGGCTGAAAGTTCTGGGTATAGTGTCTCATTCTGAAATACATACCACATGAAGTTGTCTGCACTAAGCGCACCTTGTTGGATGTCTTGCACAGTAAGAGTTCGGGTGTACTCAACACTGGCATGTGCTAAGTCTAAATGGGCTTTGATGGTGTCACCGTTGATGCTACCTCGGAAGATACGCATCTCTAGTGTTGCTTGATTGTTGGTATTTACTGCTGAATAGCGGTCTGAATTGTGGTCTGTACTTAACTTGTGCTTGAAGGTACGCTTACGGTCAACAACGTATCCATTATCCATGTCCCAGATACGCTCACCGTTTTCATCGCGCTTGTATTCTGACTGATAGATGTCAGTGAACTTAGCCCATTGGTCAGACTCACGACCTGCTAAGGTCGAGTAGAACTGAGGGTTAGAATAGACAAGGTTAAGAAAGCGGTGCATGTGTGCGCCACCATTAAACCCAGTGCGTGAGATGTGAATGTGTAAGCCACAAGTACGGGTATTCCATGACTTAACTCTCATGCCAGACTTACTGCGTAAATCTTCTAGCACTGTCCATAAATCGGTAGCCTCATTCTTGAAGAAGTCATGAGACATAGGATGTGTGACTATCTCGAAGCCGTCATTGAGAGAGCCGTCATGCTTTAGATAGGCTAACTCCATTCCTTCTAGTTGATAGGCGTGCATGGCTGAGGCAGACCTGTCTTCCCAGCCTTCTACTTCTATCTCTAGGCCAAAGAATAGGCGCTCATCCTTCTTGGTGCTATGGAAGATAGCATCAGGTCGGTATGAATAGTCATGGACAATACGATTGCCATTGTAAGTATCCTCTGAGCATCTATCGCACCCTTCATTATTCCATTCATCGCAATCCTCACAATAGTAAGCACCGTCTAGGCAACCACCACACCAGTACTCACCTCTATCTGAGACATAAGATGAGCCGTCAGAGTTGTACTCTGCACATGAATCACACCAAGATGCGATTCTATCTACACAGCCTTCACACCATAGATGATTGCCATCTACCATGTTGAAGTTATCATTGGTGGAACCTATCGTATCGCAACGCTGGCAAACTTGAACGCAATCGTTGCAAACTATGTCGTTCCATTCTGTCGTGATTAGGTTATCTTCATCAGTTTCGTATTCGCATACTGAACAACTGAATACTACAACATCATCAACTTCATCTGTCATTTTCTTTCCCTTCTCATTCGGTTAGCCGAATAATCGAACTCATTGCGATTTGCAATAAGCATAGTCTACTTTGCAACTAGGTTCTTGTCAATCATGGCATTTGACATGGTATCTCTGGCGCTATCCACTACTTTGGCCAATCCTGCATACCCTTGCTTCACCATGCGGTCATGCTCAGCCCTTAGCGCTTGTCGCACTAGGTTCGCCTCAGCATCTCTAAATGTGACGGTAATCATCTCTGAAAACTCATTACAATTTGGAATACGGCATCATCCAAAGCATCCACAAGTTCTAACCACTCATCTTCTGAGAGGTCATGGCCTAGAATTTCTTGGACAAGTTGGTAGTCGAGACGGGATTCCCATAAGTTTGTGTCGGAAATACCGTTGGCTACAAGTTCATCCACCGTTGGGTACATTATCGTACCGCCTGCCTGATTAACTTAGCCCCACGAAGTACAACAACAATAGCAAGCACTGTTATCCATGCTCGGTGATACAGGTACACATCACCAAAGTATGTCTGCAAGTCAATGCCCCACTTGCTTATCTCTAGGTTGAACAGTTCCATTTACTTACCTTTCAGTTCGTTCGGTTAGCCGAACAGGATAACAATTTGTTATCACGCGCTCACCGCAGGAATCGAACCTGCATCCACAATCACCAGAGTGAGCCACCAGCCTAGCGTATGCCCAAATTCATAGACTAGGCTATCCGCTTAATACCTTAATTTTACCAGCGAACTAACTTTGGGTCAAGCCTTGTTAGTTGCTTCCTGCATGGCTTTGATGCCACGCTCTTGTCGTTCACGCTCTGCACGCTTCTCATTCAGAATGTTAGTCTGAACTTCAAGGTGTGCGCTTAGTTCTAGGTCAATCATGTCCATCTCCATTCTGTTCGGTTAGCCGAACGGTTATTAGGTTTTCAATAAGGCGTGAGCCTTGCTGATAGGCATAAGTCTAGCATCGAAATAGGTTTTTGTCTATGGTGTTCGGTTAGCCGAACGTGACATAGTTCGGTGGCACTCATCATTCGCAGGTCGGCGCCAGCCATCGTTCGTTTAATAGTTTGTGTTGGTTTGTGTCGGATTTTTTGGGCAAAAAAATAACCCCACCCCCGAAGGGGTGAGGCTATTCTCTTTGGTTATGCGCTTGCCATTTTGTAACTTATAGTTGATTCAATTTCGGCGATGTAGCCTTCCTCAATGTCTGTAAGTTCCGCCATGTCTAGCGCGGTGATGTAAGCGAGGATAGATTTCAAGGTTTCGGCGTTGGACTTTGGTGCCTTTGCCTTTGGTGTCTCGCCATTGCTTGCCTTTGCCTTGCTTGCCTTCTCTTTGCGCTCTCTTGAGATTTCGGTAGTGAGCGCATCTAGTGACTTAATCTGCTCACCTTTGCCAGCGCCTAGAAGGTCATACGAGGCAGACGCGGTGGAGAGTTGCTTTGCGATAGGTAGTGAGCAGAAATCAGCATGTAGAGCGCGTAACTTTGACCATGTTGGAAGCGCTGGCGCATGGCTTGATTTCACGAATGAAGACACAGCGCCTTCTCCTTCAAGGCCTTTGATAAATCGCTTTTGGTCTGCAACAGATAAGCGAGATTCCAAAACCATGACGGATGAGAGATTTTCAATCGCCTTCACGATTTCGTTCTCACTCTTGATGGATGTGTCGCATACCTTTATCCAAGCGCTTTTAATCTTTGGTGCTGATAGTGCTGGCTTTGGTGCTTTTGCTTGCTTTGGTGTTGTTGCCATTTGGGTAGTTCCTTTTCTATTCGGTTAGCCGAACGGTGTTGTTCGGTATGCATTTATTGTAATGCATGAACCAGTTTTCACCTAATCGGGGAAGGTCTAGGGGTTGGGCGTGTCGCAAGGAAAGCGGCGGGCGCGTGAGCGTGAGCGCGTTCGGTTAGCCGAATGGCGCGGATAGATAGTTGAAGATTCAATTACTTTTCCCCTATCTCTTTCCCCTAGATTTATTTTATTTATTCCCCCCTAATTCATTTAAAGATTCTCCATGCAGATAGTTGCTCATTAACAATTAACGCCAAGAATAAATAAAGCCAGAATAAGCGCTGAAAGCGCATGATTTGAGCCGTGGTTTTTTAAAACCGCGAGGTATTATGTATATATACTCCCATAATAATTTTCTGTTATATTTAATACCCCCCCTCAGAGTACTTTTAGTACTCCTCGGAGAGTGTGACTTAGGTCACATCGTACGCTTAATATATAGGGGTTCGGGAAAATACTTTCCCAACCCACTCGGAAAAGACCCGTTTGAACGGGTCTTCTATAGTATATATATAAATATATACGGAGTCGCTCCGTTTAAGACTCCGCTCCTATATATAATATAATTTTTAAAATTTTTTTATCAAAATGCCCCCCTTATGCCGTTTATAGGGTACGTTAAATCGGCGTTATTAGATGGGACATAACATGGGTCGTAAAGCAGGAAAACAGACATATTCCAAGGACGATGCCCAGGCTAAAGTACTGGCTCTCCTAGAACAAGGTGCGACAATCACAGCCGCTATGGCAGCCGTTGACCGTCAAGACACCGCCTTTCGCCAATGGACAATGGCAGATGCCGACTTCAAAGAAGCATCAGATAAAGCCCGCCTTGCGGGTAAAGGCATTAAGCAGGACTTATCCGAACTTAAGGATATGCCCTTTGCTGAGTTCTCAGAAACCTTCCTAGGTTCTAAACTTTTTAATCACCAGTTAAACTGGATTGACCTTATTGAAGGTAAAGAACCACGGTGGCTACCACCTGGCATGACTTATGACCAGGGAGACCCTAACCGTGTTCTGATTAACGTGCCACCAGAGCATGCTAAGTCAACTACCATCACGACTAACTACGTGACCTACAAGATTGTGACCAACCCTAATACGCGAGTAATTATCGTGTCCAAAACTCAGGGTATGGCTCGCAAGTTCCTAGGCGCTATTAAGACGCGTCTTTCCCACCCTGGTTATATGAAATTACAAACGGCCTTCGGCCCTAATGGTGGGTATAAGGCGGATGCAACACAATGGTCCGCCGACATGATTTATCTAGGTACAGGTCGCGACTCTGGAGAGAAAGACCCAACAGTCCAAGCACTTGGCTTTGGTTCTCAGATTTACGGTGCTCGCGCCGACTTGATTATCCTAGATGACGTGGTGATGGGCTCCAACGCTCATGAGTGGGAAAAGCAAATTGAGTGGCTTCAGAAAGAAGTTATTACCCGTCTGGGACGACACGGTAAACTCATTATTGTTGGAACCCGTGTTTCATCTGTAGACCTCTATAAGATGATTCGAGACGGTGGACAATGGACGGGTGGAAAGAGCCCATTTACCTATTGTGCAATGCCAGCAGTTTTGCAGTTTGATGATAAACCAGCCAACTGGAAAACACTATGGCCTGAGACAGACCAGCAAGAAAACGATTTAGATGAGGTTTTAGAAAATGGCTTATATCCAAAATGGGACGGACCCTCGCTCTTTAAGCGTCGCTCTGAGGTCGCTCCGTCAGTTTGGGCTATGGTCTATCAACAAGAAGATGTCCAAGAAGACTCAATATTCTCTCCAACCTGTGTGGCTGGCTCAGTCAACGGAATGCGAAAAAGAGGACCGCTAAAAGCAGGTACTCCAGGACATCCTCAGCATGTTGAAGGTTATACCATTATTGGTCTTGACCCTGCTATGGCAGGTGCTACAGGAGCAGTAGTTGCTACTTACAACAGAGCAGATGGACGTATCTATATTTTAGATTGCGTCAATATGACTGACCCAAGTCCAGCAAAGATTCAGGCTTTGATTGAAGAGTGGGTTGAGAAGTATCGACCACAAGAACTACGTATTGAAATTAACGCCCACCAGAAGGCTTACGCCCTGGATGATGACTTGAGAGCATATCTAGCATCCTATGGATGTCAACTTAACTCTCACTTTACGGGTAAGAATAAATGGGACACATCATTTGGTGTAGCCTCTATGTCTATGTTGTTTGGTAATACCCGTGATGGGCGTTTCCAGGACAACAACATTATAGAACTACCCAGCAACGAAGGCTCTGAGGGTCTAAAGACTCTCGTACAGGAACTTATTACCTGGAAGCCAGATACGAAGAACCCAACGGACTGCGTTATGGCGCTATGGTTTGCTATTATCCGCATACGTGAGATGATGCAACAGAGTAGCAATGCATCTAAGTGGATGCAGAACAGATGGACAACTCAAGCGCAAGCATCAAGACGACAAGCAGTCAATTTAGACGAGGCCTTTGCAGAGCAATGGTCACATACTTACGGTTAGGATACCAATGGCATTATCAATGGAACAGGTTGCAGCACGCGTCGAAGCGTTGCGCTACCGTAATCATGAACGCGATGCTCGTAATCTAAGCGTACTTGCTGTTCGTAAGGGACAAATCGCATCTGTCTACCCTGAGTTCTTCCCAGAAGGTGTAGATGCCAACGTAGTTGCTAACTTCATCGACGTTGTAGCACGTGACCTCTCAGAGGTTATGGCGCCACTTCCAGCAATCAACTGTTCTGCTGCTAACTCCGTTAGCGACAAGGCACGTAACTTCGCTGATAAGCGTACACGTATTGCCGCTAACTACTTCTCCCACTCTGACCTGTCAGTACAAATGTACTCAGGTGCTGACTGGTATCTAACATATGGTTTCGTTCCTTTCATGATTGAATTGGACGAAGAAAGCAAGTTGCCGCGTATCCGTGTAGAAAATCCAATCGGGGCTTACCCAGAATTTGACCGCTACGGAAGATGTGTGGCCTTTGCAAAACGCTACATGCTAACTCTTGGAGAACTGGTTGCACAGTTCCCAGAGTATGAGACTCAAATCCTTGGTCGTGACGGATATCAACAGGACCTGCATGCTCAGGTTGAGATGGTTCGTTACTATGACAAGGACCAATCTGTAATTTATTTGCCTAAGAAGGGCAATCTAGTTTTATCTCGCGCATTGAATCCAATGGGCAAGATGATGGTTGTCGTGGCGCGTAAGCCTTCTATTGATGGCGAGATGCGTGGACAATTCGACGACGTATTAGGTATTCAACTTCTTCGCAACCGTTTCGCCTTATTGGCAATGGAAGCAGCGGAGAAGAGTGTTCAAGCACCAATCGTACTACCACAAGACGTTCAAGAACTCCAGTTGGGTGGCGATGCGGTAATTCGTACCGCTAACCCTGCTGGCGTTCGTCGTGTTGAACTAAACATTCCACAAGGCGCATTTACAGAAGCACAACTACTTAACCAGGAACTTCGCTCAGGTACTCGTTATCCAGAAGGTCGTTCTGGTAACATTGATGCAAGCATCGTTACTGGTCAAGGCGTACAGGCTCTCATGGGAGCATTTGATACACAGGTTAAGTCAGCCCAAGCAATCTTTGCATCTGCTCTACGCGATGTTGTTTCTCTCTGCTTTGAAGTAGATGAGAAGATTTTCTCAGAAGAAAAGACAATCCGCGGTGTAGATTCTGGCTCACCATATGAAATTACATACAAGCCATCAAAGGACATCAAGGGTGATTACTCTGCAGATGTTCGTTATGGTATGTTGGCTGGTCTTAACCCAGCACAGGGACTTATCTTTATGCTACAGGCTCTTGGTGGAGGATTAATCTCCAAGGACATGGCAATGCGTGAACTTCCATTCACAGTAAACGTCACACAAGAACTTGAAAAAATCGAAATCGAAAACATGCGTTCATCACTACTTAGCGGTATTACTGCAATGGCTCAGGCTATTCCAGCAATGGCAACTCAAGGCGGAGACCCAGCATCTATCGTAACTAAGATTGCAGGAGTAATCAGTGCTCGTCAAAAGGGTCAATCCTTAGAAGA